CAGAAAAAAGCTGGACAGATGTTTAAAGGTAGTCAAGCACCTGACTCACTAATGATGCAGCGGGGTGCTTTGGGTGGTAGCTATAATGCTCTTCGTAAAGCATATGATTCTTATGGTATTCCAGTAGATGACAAGACTGTATACAAGCAGGCAATCAATAGTATCCGTAGCCGTCAGGCTTTAGAGAATGAAGTACAAAAAATCTCTATCCAGGCTCAGGTATCTTATCCTGCGTTAGCACCATACTTCCAGCAAGGACTTACAACAAGGGATGCCTTGGCTACCTACATTGGAATCAGGTCGAACCTATTTGATATACCTGAAAAAGACGTTAAGATTTCAGATTTGTATCCAGTATTTAAAGGCAAGGAACTCATGACCCCACAAGAGTGGGAAGACTACCAGTATACCACACCTGAGTACAAGAAGTCAAGACGGTACATTGGACAAGTATTTAGCGATGTTAAAACCCTAATTAGAAACTTTGTTCCTGGAGGTATGTAGTGGCTAAGAAAAAGAAAGCTACTGGAGCGGTTCCAGCAAGTTTCAACCCAGCAGCATTCCGTCGTGGAGAAGAAGCATCCATGGCACAAGTGCCAGCTGCTCAAGCACCTACGCAAGCAGCCGAATCTGCGACATTACAAAATGTACCGACAAAGTCTGAGATATCAGCTGAAACAACTCGACTAGGTTTTGAACTAGATACATTTTTTAATCAAGCACAAGCTGACTTAAATGCCATTATGGCCGAAGCAGCAGCGGATAAAGCGATGGCTGAAGCAGAGATACTTGCAGCACAAGCTGCAGCTGAAACCGCAATGGCAGAAGCAGATGTATTAAAAGAAGAGGGTGACAAGTTATTCACCCAAGCTTTTGCGATGGACCCATTCTCTACATTCCAGGATTTGCCAACAACCCTGCAGACTGTAGTTAATCAAAATATGGGAGATGAATCCCAGGCAGCACTCATGGCAGCTTTGGCCGTCCTGTCATCCGTTGGTGTTGAGGGATTGATGAGTTCGATTGAAGCTATTAGAAAACAGTACCCAAAGATTTCATCTGAAGACGCTCTACTTCTCCTTAAGTATGATAAACGATTCAATGAGCCATACCTCAAGCGCTTTGAAGGTAATAGAATTCGTATGCAAAAGGGACTACCTCCGCTTGATGATGCTGAGTACCTAGCAAATGAACAGGCATACGAGAAGACATTTAAGTCTTATGATTTAAATCAGTTCGCTAATCGTGCTTACTATGCTAAGTTGATTGGTGATAATCAGCCACCTAAAGATATTTCAGATAAGGTTGCCCTAGCATACGACAACATCCTCAAGGGTCCAGCCGAGAATCTTACTGCGTTAACTAAGTTCTTTAAGATAAGCGACATTGTAGCATATGCGCTGTCGCCAGATACGATGCTACCTAAGATGAGGCAGACAATTCTTGCTTCACAACTAGGTGGAGAAGCACTGCGACAGGGACTTGGCACTAGCCTAGAGGCTGCAACATTAACTGGAGCAGAAGCTGCTGGTGTGCCGACAAACGTACAGCGTGGAACAATCGGCGTAACCACTATGATGCAGGCTGGTATTACACCAGCGCAAGCAAGAGTTGCAGCAGCTAATGTAGCGGGAGTACTGCCTACCGCTGAGAAACTTAGCTCAATTTATGGTAGAGGTTATAAGCAGTATGGCCAACTTGAAGCAGAGAAAGAGTTTTACCTACAGAACGCTGAAGCAAAAAGAGCTGGAGATATTCTTGCAGCTAGAGAAATCGCAGAGTTCAGCGGAAATTACGGTGGACTTAAATCACAAAAGAGAGCCACAGGCGGCTTAATATAGAATCCTTGATGGACCGACCGGCCCCATCAGGCGTATAGACCGGTAGCAAGAGCCAGCCAAGACTCCCCAACTTGAACTGAGGCTTGCGACTAACAACGATAGAAGGGTGGAGGTTGCTATGAGCAACACATACTGGGACGAAGAAGACGATGACTTGGATACAGAACCACAGTCGTTTGGTGCAACTGAGAGTGACTTACTAAAGAAACTCCGTAAAGCTAAGCGTGCTGATGAAAAGCGTATCAAAGAACTTACTGAGCAACTTGAGGGTTTAACCAAGGTGCAGCGTGAGCGAGTCGTCAAAGAAGTCCTAGAAAAGAAAGGTGTCAACCAAAAGGCTGCACGCCTTGTATTGAAAGACTTGGATGATGTTAACGAGGAGTCAGTTTCACATTGGCTCGATGATAACGCAGACTTGTTTGGAATCAAGGTACCACAGCAAGAAGAGGCACCAATCAGTCAGCAAGACTTAGCTCGGCTTCGCCAGCAAGATGTGCTGACACAAGGTGCTGTGACACCTGATAGAGGATTGGATTTGGACCAACGTCTGAATCAAGCAGGCTCTGCTGAAGAGTTGCTGTCAATTCTCCAGTCACAACAATAATCCGTTCATAGTCATAGGAGACTAAAACTAATGTCAAACCAATATACATCAACCGCGAGCACGTCTCTCGGTGGAACAGTTGGTGGCGCAGGTCTCGTACAGAAGGCATATGACCGCCTTCTCGAGTTCGCTCTCCGCTCCGAACCCCTAATCCGTTCGGTCGCAGATAAGCGTCCTGCCCGTCAAGCAATCCCAGGACAAACCGTCGTACTCCAGAAGTATGTCGATTTGGACCAGGTTACTTCAACTCTTACAGAGACAACTGACCCAGATGCAGTTTCTCTTTCAACACCGACAACTGTCACCGTTACTCTTAACGAGTACGGAAATGCAGTTCTCGTAACCCGTGCACTCGAGTTGTTCTCACTCGCAGATGTCGACCCAGCGATTGCAAACATCATTGCTTACAACCTCGCTGACTCAATCGACTCTGTCGCAATGACAACTCTCCGCTCTGGTTCAAATAACATCTTCGCAGGTAACGCAACTGCTGTTGCTAACGTAGATGCTGCTGATACAATTGACTCCGCTGACATCCGTCGCGCAGTTGCTAAGCTCCGTGCAAACAAGGCCAAGGCTCGCCGTGGTTCCTTGTACTGGACAGGTATTCACCCAGAAGTTTCACACGACCTTCGTGCAGAAACCGGAAACATGGGCTGGAACTTCGTACATGCACAAACCGCTCCTGCTGCAGACAAGATTTGGGCAGGGGAAATCGGAGACTACGAAGGTGCATTCTTCGTAGAATCCCCACGTCTTTACAACGCTAAGTCAGGTGCAGACCAGACCGCTCTTGCTACAACCGCTGTAACCGTTGCAGGTACTTCAGCAGGCTTCACCTTCGGTGTTGCTTCAACTGCTGTTATCGCAACTCGCGCAGAAGTTGGCGACAAGATTGCTGGAACTGGTATCGCTTCAGGTGCAAAGATTACTGCAATCAGCACCTCTGGCTCAACCACAACCTTCACTGTAGACACAGCAAACACTGGTGCAGTTTCTGCAACCACAGTTGTAACTGTAACTCCAGTAACACGTGTATTCGACACAATCGTCTGCGGTGCTCAAGCAATGGCTGAAGCTGTTGCTGAAGAACCACACATCGTTATCGGTAACGTAACTGATAAGTTGATGCGCTTCCGCCCAATGGGCTGGTACGGCGTACTCGGCTTCGCAGTCTACCGCGACGAGGCATTGTATCGCATTACCTCTGGTTCCTCAATCGCTGCTCTCTAGTTGATTGACTGTCGGGTAGGAGAAATCCTGCCTGATGGTGAGTTCATTAGAAAGGGACTTCATGACAGAATGGCTTTTTAAAACCCCAACCGTAGAGGAAGGGCCAGCAGGTGAACACCGTCTGTTCTCGTTCTACAAGCTTGACAGAGGTATCACAATAGTAAAGAATCCAACTGGTAGTTACGCACAGATTCGCTACCCAGTTGACGATAGCCTACTATCCTACCCAGAAGTATATCGTGGTGGATATGAGTACACAGTAGATGACACAACAAAGGCAGCACTCATTGCTGGTGGAGTCGGTGTCACGGAGGATAACTTTACACAACTATGAAACATTGGGAACATCATCCTGAGCCGGTGGACGGCTGCTTTGGGTGTAAGGGCCTAAGCATACAGATGAATGCAGGAGACGCTGACAGTCGTAAGCAGATGACTAACAAAGCGTTTAACAAAGAATTGGATGCCTACAAAGAAGCTAGAGCACAAGGCATTCAACCAGCAGGAACTTCTATGAATAAAATTCAGGAAGCGGTAAAGGCTAGCGAGACATTAGGCCGAGCATATGATGCAGGCAAGATGCCGCCAGCTAAAGCAATCAATAAAAAATCAGCAGCGGTAATGAAAGAACTAGGAGTATAACATGCCAAAAGTAGGCAATAAGAAGTTCCCTTACACAGCTAAGGGTAAGAAGGCAGCTAAGGCTTATGCTATGGGCGAAAAGATGGAGTCCAAGGCTGAGAAGAAAATGGAAGCCAAAAAGGGTATGAAGAAGATGGCTGCCAAGAAAGCAAAGAAGAAGTAACATGGCTGGCAAAACGAGAATTGGTCCGTTGTCTCGAGTGGGTTCTTATCTAGGCAATGTTGCTAAAGAAGCTGGTGAATTTGGTCGAGCATGGTCTGCTGCTGATGAAGCACAGAACCAAGTTGGACCTGGAGCAGACAAAGCTTCTCTTCGTGCTAATAAGAAAGCAAAAGCTGAACAAGGTCAATTCCTTGGTGCAGTATTCCAGGGCCGTCGTTATAATAAGAAGGGCCAACAGCAATGAAGAAGGCAGCAGCTAAGAAGAAGGTGGCTAAGGTAATGCGTGAGTTCAAGAAAGGCGAACTCAACATTGGC